CGTGACGGTCGCGGACGTGCCCTTGGTGGTTTCCACGCCCATGCCCAGCAGGGCCAGGCGTCCGATGATGCTTCCGGTTTCGGCCATGGCTTACGGCTCCAGTTCGGGGACTTCCACGGCGGTGACGCCGGGGCCCGCGTAGGGGTTGTTTGCGTACTCGTCCCACTCGATTTCGAAGAGGACGTTGATGGTCATGTTGGGCTGGCCGTCGACCGCCAGCGGCGGCAGCACGCCGACGCGCTTGACGCGGTTGGCCAGGGGCGGCCCGGCCTCGGATTCGTTGAGCGCCTGATCCGCCATCACCGCGGCGACAATCTTGGCGATCCAGGTGTTCTGCAGCTCGTCGCCGATGGCGGTGTCGGCTTCGGCGATCGCGATCACCAGTTCGACGCGCATGGGCATGGTGACCGTGACGATGTCGACGGGGCTGGTGCCGCCGTCGGCGTCGTCGTGGCCGTCGAAGTACAGCACGGCCGAGAGATGGCCCTGGCTGTTGCCGCGCTGATCCCAGCGCTCCACGTCGCCGATGCCGGTGATGGCGTCGACGATCGCCAGCAGCTTCGCGCAGATGCGTTCGCGCACGCTGAGATAGACGGTTTCCTCAGCCATTGCGGCTCCTCTGCAGCAGGCGGTCGACCTGCGAGGCCAGGTTCTTTTCGAGGATCGCCGCCATGTCGGCGTTGGTCATGCGGAATGTGTTCAATGCGACCTCGGGCACCGAGGGGCCGTGCAACTGCACGAGCCGCTGACGTACCGAGTCGCGGCGGAACACGCCCACATAACCGCTCTTGAAGTGCACGATGAAGGGGCCTGTCGCGTCGGCCTGGATGCGTGCCGCGCCGCCGCCCGTCCGCAGCTTGTACTTCACGCCGTCGGGCTTGAGTTTCCTGCCCGTCGGCTTCGGATTGAATCGACCCAGCGGGATTCGCGCCGAGGCGGGTACGCCATCGTTGCTGCCGCTGGTACCGCCGACGTCGATCACGCCGCCCTCGACGTGGCGATTCTGGCCGCGCACCAGACGCGTTCGCACGGGGCGACGTCGGTTGTTCTTTTCGTAAATCTGCTTCTGCTTGACGGCCACGTCGCCGGCCACGCCCTTGACCAGGCGCGAGCGGAATGTGTCCAGCGAGCGCTGCACGGCCACGGCGATGGCTTTGGGCACACCATTGCTGATCCCGGCGAGCTCGCGCTCGAGCTTCGCCCGGTCAATGGGGTCGACCGTGATGTCCATCTCTCGGGCCATTACGTTCCTCGCTGCTTCGCCAGGCCGAGCCGCCACACGGCGGCATCGGCCCGGTTGGGCAGAATCTCAGCGACCAGGCAGCGCACCGTGGCGGCGTCGCTTTCGAGCCACGATCCCGGCACGTCGATGTGGTCTTTGTTGCGCTTGACCGTCGGCACTTCCGACTTTCGCACGCGGATCACGATGGAGTGCCCCAGCGTGCCGCCGCGGCTGGTCGGACTCTTGACCAGCCCTTCCACTTCGACGATCGCCAGGGCGGAGATCGGGACGACGGCGTCTTCGGGGTCGGCGGGGNCGGGGCGATAGCTGACGGTCTGGCCGTGCACGTCGTACACGCAGTCCGCGCCTGCCTCGAGCGCCTCGTCGAACCACGACATCCGTCAACTCCGATCAGTCGGCGACCATGATGCCGGCGGCCTTCAGCGCCGTGAGGATGGCGTTGATGCCGGTGCGAGCCGTGCCGTCTTCGTCGGTGCCGGTGACGGTCAGCGCGGCCACGTTGGCGACTTGCTTGTCGACGTCGTTGAATCGCACCTTCACCGACACGCCCGCGCCGAGCCCGCCCACCTGCACGCGGCCGAGAATGAAGTCCGCGTCGGCCGGGGCGACGACCTCCTTCTCGGTGTCGTCCCAGCCCACGATCGCGCCGCTGGCCGGGTTGTAGCTGGCTTCCACCGGCACCTCATAGACGCGCTGGCCGACGTCGAGCGAGCCGACGTCGTTGATGGCCAGGGCGCGGGAGCCCTGCACCACGCCGACGCGGCCGGACCGGGCCAGAAGAATGTCGCCGGGCTGCTGGGCAGCGGCGGCCGTGAAGGTTTCGGTCATGTCTTCGGTTTGAAGGATTGCTTCGGGCATCACACGTTCTCCGTGTCGGGGGTTGCTGTTCGTTCATCACCGCGCATCGTTGATGCGGGGGTCAAGTCAATTCGTTACGGCGTTCGGCTCCGCGGCACTTCCGGAAAATCCGGGGGCCGAAGCGGGGCGAAGCGTGCAGAAGTCGCGATTGAGCACGAGCGATCGCCACTCCAGCTCGCTGACGTCGTCGGCTCGCCGCATCTCATCGATGGGCTGCTCGGCGTGGTCGGCATACGCCACCACGGTGCCGCGCTTGCGGGTGCCTTCGCCCAGCGGCAGGTCATTGACGAGCACCAGCTCGTAATCACCTGGCGTGGACGTCGCTGTCTTTTTCGGGGTCTTGGCCACGGCGGTTCTCCGGTCTGATGAGGTTCGTTTCGCACTGAATGGCGGGCACGGCACGTGGCCGTGCCCGCCAAGAGGTCAATGCGGGGATCAGGCGTCGCCGATCTGCAGGCCCAGGTGGTCGAGCACCTTGGCACCCACGGAGTGGCTCGCCGCGTACTCCACGCCCCAGAAGCCGCCGTCGCCCTGGCGAGCGAACGTGTTGGTCTGAGGCATGCGGCCGAGGCCCGCGACGTAGCCGACTTCGATGGTCGGGGCCGTGCCCTTCTTCGCCGCCACGAACCACTTGGTGGTCGCGCCCGACGCGGTCGCGCCGGTGTTGGGGTCGGTCACGCCGTTGCGCAGATCCGCCGAGACGGCCAGCTGCATGCCCAGATCGGCCACAACGTTGCGATTGCCCAGCGTCGCGCTGGCACCTGTGATCAGCTCGCTGCTGCCGAGGATGCGGCGGGCCGTGAACTCCAGATCGCTGTTGACGATCAGCACGCCAGGCTCGGGCTGGATGCTCACGCCGCTGAGCTGCTGACGCCGCATCTTGGCGATGACGGCTTCGAGGTTGTCGACCGTCAGCAACAGGTCATTGAGGTTGTTGTGATCGCCGTGGAACAGCGCCAACGTGTCCGCCAGGGCGGCGTTGGCGATGAGCATGTAGTACACGAGCTGCGGACGCAGGCGACGGAACGCCTGGCCCATCTCCATCGGCCACCGCTGGAACACGTCGGTGCGGTCGTCGATGATGTCCTGGCGATCGATGCGAAGAATCTCGCTGTACTCGAACACCTTGTATTCTTCGACGGGCCGATCGGAGATCGTGCTGTGCCCGGCCGTCTGGCCGCGATGACGCTTCTTCGGCGTGGCCACCTTGCCCAGACCGTGCCGTTCGTTCTTGCGGTAGTCGGGCACGTCGGCCTCGGTGCAGAAGAGGCTGGTGTTGTCGGGGGTTTCCAGGTACGCCTGATTGAGCGTGGCGTTGAGGGCCGGCTCCATCACGCGGCCGAGGGCGCCGGTGGACACGGCGGCGCGAATCAGTTCGTCGCGCTGGCATCGGGCACGGGCTGATTCGTCGCGGCGAGCGACGCGCGGCACAGGTCGATGAGGGACAGGTCGCGGTAGTCGCTCGCCTGGTTGGCGAGCCGCTCGGCCGCACGCTGACGCTCGTCGCCGGCCAGGCTGCGATCCAGCGTAGCCGCCGCCACGCGGATGGGATCGCCGCCGGTGCGGATCGCCAGGCCGGCCGCCAGCGTCTGGATGTTCATGTTCGACGACCGCGCGAAACCCATCGGCGCGTGCTGCCCGACAGGCTCCGGACGCGAGCGGGTGTTCTCGAGCAGTTGGTTCGTCAAGCGTTCGACGCTCCAGCGTTCGGTGATGGCCTGCGTGCGCGTGTCCGCGTCCACCTCGTAGCGACGGCACAGCGCCTCGATGGCGTCGCGCCGCTCCAGCTCGATGTCCGCCGCGGTGCGGGTGTTCACGCCGGCCGGGGCCGGGGCCTGGGCAGGAGCCGCCGCGCTGGACGGGGCCTGCGTGTTCTGCTGTCCCTGGCTGGCAGAGCCCGCCCCAGGCTCGCTGCGCTGGTGACCGCCGACACCGGCGGCGGCAGGGGCGGGCTCTTCGCCATTCTTGAGCGCCAGGGCCGTGCGCTTGTGTTCGGCGTCATTGATCGCGGCGTAGTACGCCCAGGCCTGCTGCACCGTCGCATCGCTGCGGAGGCCGAGGCTTTCGAGGAACGCTCGGAGTTGCTTGTTCATTGTCATCGCTCCATGGATGTGCCGGTCTTTCCGGCGTGTTCGTCTGATCGCCCGGGCTTCGATCCGGGTCGGGTTGCGTCCGTGCAGCCGGGCTGACCGGGACGGGTTACTTTGCGAGCAGGGTGTCGGGCTTGACATCGAGCACCGCGGCCAGGCCGCGTAGCTGCTCATCCGTCACTTCGCTGCGCTGGCCGTTGATCACGGCCGCCAGGTCGCTGTCCGACAGGCCCGAGGCTTCGCGGAGCTCCAGCTCGATCTGGCTGAAGGTCCGCTTGTTGTTTGTCTGGTCGGCCGCCAGTTCGCCGAGCTTGCCGCCGTTGATTCGCTTCATGGGTTTGGCTCCATGCTGATGCCTGATGCGCGAGTCCGAGTCCGCCCCCACGCTGGTGAGCGAACCTTCACGCGGGCGCCACCGCTGCGTGATCTGCAGCGGCCGGATGCCCGCGGTGTATGTGCGTCCGTTGACCATGGCCGATTCGCCGGCCTCGATCGTCACGGCTTCGATGGCCTGGTTGCCCGTCGACAGGTCGGTGAGATGCCCCTGCTGCACGAGCTTCCACGCCTGCTCGGCGCGCTCGAGGCCGTCGGCAAAGAACAGCCGGCCGACCAGGGCACGCTCGATCGACGTGCCGTCGGCGAGCTTCACGTTGGTTTCGACGCGGATGTTGCGGATCGATCCCAGGTGCGTATCCAGAGATCCACGCATGTGGTTCTCCAGCATGGGCAACTGGCGGGGCAGCTCGACGCCGTCGAGCAGTAACACCTCGTCGATGATCTCGTATCGCCGCATGTCGAACACCGCCACGGGCTTCTCGGTGGCGAGCACTGACTCCACGCTGCGGGCCTTGACGTCGAGCGTGTCGGCGCGGACGTGGATCTCGCGCGTGATCAGATCGCGCACGGTCATCTCGTGCAGCGGGTCGATCGACGGCAACGTCGCGGCGGAGCGCTTCTTGAGGAATCCAAACATCAGACAGCCTCCTGCATGGCGGGTTTTTCTTCTGGCGCGTGTCGGCTGTGGAACTCTTCAATGGCCCTGTAGAACAGGTTGCTGATCGCTCGATCGAGTGAGCCTTCTTCGGAGTTGCCGCCCTCGGGCAGTAGTCCCGCATCCTTCATCAGCTTCGCTTCGCGCTGCAGCCGCTTGAGGTGGGTTTCGAGGTCTTTGCCCATCAGCGCCAGCTCGTCGCCAAGCGTGGTGAGCTTCGAGTCCATGCGCTGTTTCGCGGCGCCTGCTTCCTTCTGTGGATCGCCGGCACGGTGCGTCCGTGCACCCCACGCCCACTCGGCCTGGACGCGGGCTGGTCGTTCCTTCGGTATCGCGCCGGCTTTGGACGCTTCATCCTCGACCATGGTCACGAGCTTGTTCATGCAGCAGCGGGTCAGCCATGCGGCGATCTCTTCGTTGCTGCGGTCGTAACTCTGCGCGTCGAACCGCGCGCTGCTGAAGTTGTGCTGGCTGCTGTCCATTCGCGCGATCATGCTGGGCATGCTCACCATGCGGCCGAGGTCGCGGTGGCGTTCGCGGCGGTATTCGACGTAGTTGGCGGCGGGCTGGTTGGCCTGCATCTGATGCGGCACCCACCCGGGCGGGGCCATGGTCACGCGACGCCGCGGCACGTCGACTTCTTCGTTGACGATCAGCGGCGTCACGTCGGCTCCGGTGGCGCTGAGGATGATGCCCGAGTCGGCCGCCTGGCGGGCGGCGTCGAGCACCTGCAGATCGAAATCGCGCAGATCGGCGATTGCCTGCAGGCCCGAGGCGATCCACGGCAGGCCGCGAATCTGCCCGGGCTCGTCGCGCCGAAACTCGTGCATGATGTTGCGGGCCGCCAGGCGACGCTGGTTGCCTGCCATGAACAGCATGCCCGGCGGCGTCTCATCCAGGTGGTAGAACATCGCCTTGCCGGTTTTGTTGCGCTCGATGCCCATCACCACGTCGCGCGTGCCGGTAAGCGTGTAAGCCACGCCCCAGCTTTCGGCGCCGATGCGTCCGGGATGCAGCGGGTGAAGCCGCGTCTTGATCGGCCCATTGACGGTTTGATCGGTCACGAACTGCGTGAGGAACTCGCCGCACTGCCAGAGCATCTCGATGTGCTGACGCAGGAGGTCGACGCCGCTGAGGTCCTGATTCAGGCAGGGGTCGGCCCACCATTCATCCCAGACCTGCTCGAGCGCCTTGGCGTAGTCGTCGACCGTCTCTTCCTTGGCGGTCAGCGCGGTGATGTTCAGTTGCGGGCCGTGGGCCCCGACGAGATCGGTCTTGTGGGTCTGCAGCATGCCGCGCAGCAGCGGGTTGTTGCCCAGCTCGTACGCGATGCGCTTCCGCAGCTCAGGCAGCCGCGTGACCAGGTCCGTGTTGATGTCCAGACCACTGGCCTTCTGCCAGTGAGCCTGGTTGAGTCGGTCGGTGTCCGCCGCGTCCCAGCGGCGCGTGTTCCATCCGCCGCTGGCGGATTCGGTCTGGTATGGCTTGCCGTATTTGTCGAGGATCATCAGGTGTCCTCCCCGACGTACCTGACCTTGATCGACTGCATGCCCCCGCCGAAGCTGCCCGTCGCCGAGCTGGTCGCCGCGGCCTTGGCCTCGGCGATGATCTCCGGCAACATCGCGCGGCCCCACGTCACGGTGGCGCCGTCGCGACCGCCGTCCGGAAGCCCGGCCAGCATGATCTGTGCCGCGCGAGCCTTGCGCAGCGCGACGTCCGCCTGGCCGGCCTCAATGGCAGCGGCCGCGGCGTCGATCAAAGTCTTGAACTCTGCAACCGTGGGCATGGGGCGCAGGTTACGCCAGCCCAAATTCACGCAGTCCAGATTCTGGACATAAAGTTTTCAAATGGTCATGACTGGTCATGACTGATCACTGACCGACAGATTTGAACGCGTGCTGACACTGCCGACACTTTCGCCACTGCACCAGCGGCGGGCCCGGACTCAGTGTCCGCGTCACGGGCACATCCGCCGACTTGCAGCTCGGGCAGCGGGGCAGCGTCCACGCCGCGCCGCTGCCGGTCTCGTCGACCTGCTCATCGATGTCATCCACGGCCTGCTCGACATGGCCACAGTTTTTGCAGCGATACATCGTCACGGGTTGCCCCCATCGAGTTTGACGCGAGACCACCACGGCGTGATGACTCCCGCACTGGCTGCATCCGTCGTCAGGCATCACCGCCTCCGCCGTTGCTGAGCGAACCATCCCCCGCCCCCGGACCCGGAAGTGGAAGCGGCCGATACCTGTGATGCAGGCACGGTGGCCCTGGCGTTCTTCGCCCAGCTCGTCATGGTCTGCTGCGGCCCATCCCCTTCGAGAATCCGCACGCCGGCCCGATGTCCGGCGACGCACGCCATCACGGCCGCGTCGAGGCCGTGATTGTTCTTGTGCTTCTGGCGCCAGACGATCAGCTCGCCTTTGCCAGGCACCCACTTGCTTTCCTTTGCCTCGGCCGTCAGGTGCTTCGAAATGCTCAGGTGGTCGTTTGGTGGAGCCTTGAACAGCGTGATCGCACCAGGCTGTCCCGTCGGCGTGTGCAGTCGATCGTGAAGCCAGCTCTTCCAGTAGTCGGCGTTGAACTCCAGCAGCTTGGCCTGCCGCTTGCGCAGCCTGGCGACGTGGTACTCTTCGCCGACCTCGGACACCATGGCGCCGGTGGTCTTCTTCGCGCGGTACGCACCATTGCGCGTCGATGCCCCGTAGCCCTTTGACGGCAACCATGACTTGTCGCGGCCGCGCAGATGCGTATAGACCGGCGTCGGCTTCCAGCCGCTGTCGATCAGTCCCATCGTCGCCGGCACGCCGCCCCATCCTGCGTTGCACAGATCATCCAGCTCAAGCTGAGCGAACATCAGGGCCCGCTCGATGTCCATGCTGTCAGACGGCACTTCAATGCGGCCGTAGTCGATGATGACGCCGGAGCCGTCGAAGAGCCACGCGATTGCCAGCCAGTACATGAGCCGCTCGCCAAGGTCCGCACCGACGGTGATCGCCTGCACGTCGACCGGCAGCACGCCACGCTCGGTGTCGGCCTGGCGACGCTGGAGCGTGGCGTGCTCGATGCCGGTCAGGTCGATGACCGCGGACTCGTGCGGGATGCAGTGCACGTACTGGCACAGCTCACGCTCGGCGTTGTCCTCGTCGTGCTGCCGCTTGCCCTTCCATTCCTTCACCGCAACACGGCCCGCCGACTGCATCAGGTTGTTGACGGCCGTCCATCGAAACCCCAGCGTATCGGTTCGCGGGGCCGGCCCGGTGATCGCGCCGTGTTCGTCGATCTCCTGGCCGCGGTGCACAAGCCTGCAGTCGATGTTCGCCAGGCGACGTTCCGCCTCGGTCCATGCCGCGCCGCAGTTGGGGCAGCACCAGTGGGCATTCTCTTTCGCTGTCTGCTCATCCTCGGCGTCCTGCCAGCCCACCAGGTGTTCGCGCTCCGGTGACACGTAGTGCCGGCAATGCTGGCAGCGGATCGCGATGCGGCTTTCCGTGCCGCCGACGTACTCTCGCCAGATCCGGCCCTCGCGTGTTGTGACGGTGCACTCGAGGTAAACCACGGCACGTTGATCGAAGGCGTCCGTACGCGCGATGATCTGCGTGACCTTGTCGGCCTCGGCCGAGTCCTCGCCCTGGACGTCTAGGCCATCGACCTCGGTGACGATCACCACCCGCGACGTGTAACCAGCTCGCTTCTTATCATTGCCGCCGCCTGACATGAACTTGAGCGTGGCGCCGTTCTTGAATGTGACACTGTCGATCGTCGATCCGCCGCGCGATCCCTGGCCCGTCGTCGGCAACTGGTCGCGGTGCTTGCTTGCGTCGATGATCGGGAAGATGTCACGGTTCCACTTGTCGGCGGCCATGTCCATCGTCGGGATGCCGTAGATGACGCTCTCGCCTATCTCGAACAGGTGGTAAGTAAGGGGACAGGTCGAGCATGTCGTCGTCTTGCCGGACTGCACCGGCCCGAGCGCGACGTGCTTCTTCCATCGTCCACTGTCGATCTCGTCGAACCACAGGCGTGAGTACGGTTGCCGGTCGCATCGGTAACGCACGCGGCCGAAGGGACCGCCCTCGGGCACGTAGATGTCCGACTCTACGAACTCGCGAACCAGCCGACGCCGGCGGGGCGTGATCTGGTCAATGAGCCAGTAAAGCTCACGAGCTGCGACGGGCTGTATCAGCGACTGGGGCACGCGGTTCAGTTACTTCCTCGACGGATGACTTCGCTTCTGACATGGCGTCGCGCACTATGCCCGCCGCCTCTTCACCGAAGGTGCGCTGCAGGCTGTCGACCGCCTGTCGCAGCTGCGCCGCGATCAGCGACCACCCTCGGCGCATTTCGTCGAGCTCCACAAGGTTGCCCTGGCGGACCTCCAGCTCCAGCTCTTCGCGCTTGGCGCGTGCAAGTCGGTAGCGCTCCAGTGCGGCCGAGCCGGGCCCCGCCATCAGCGGATCGGATGGTGACACCGCTTCGGCCGTCTCGGCGATCTTCTGCTCGACCCGCGCCTGCACCGCGGCGGGCGCGTAGATGCGCAGCTTCGCGCCGACGCCCTTGATGCAGTCGATGGGCATCTGCGGGCGCACGCGATCGTCGAACTGCCGCGGGCTGATGCCGAGCAGTCGGCCGATCTGGCTGCGAGTCATCCAGTCGGCGGGGTCGCGTTTGGGTTTCTTTGGCGGCGGTGCCATTCATGGCTGAGCTGATGGTGGTGGTGGAAGCCTGATATTCGAGCGTAGTGCGTGAAAAAAAAGCGG